AAGTTCAACACCGGTGTGCATATGTACGACGCCACCACTGTTACCGCAGCGTAAGGGGCTAAATCATGGCTATTTCACGTTCCCAACTGCTCAAGGAACTCCTGCCCGGGCTGAATGCCCTGTTTGGTCTGGAGTACGCTCGCTACGGCGAAGAGCACAAAGAGATCTACGAAACCGAGTCCTCGGAGCGTAGTTTTGAAGAGGAAACCAAGCTGTCGGGCTTCGGTCAGGCTCCGGTGAAAACCGAGGGTTCGGCCATTGCTTATGACACCGCGCAGGAAGCTTGGACCGCTCGCTACACCCACGAGACCATCGCTTTGGGTTTCTCGCTGACCGAAGAGGCCATCGAGGACAACCTGTACGACAGCCTGTCTGCTCGTTATACCAAAGCTCTGGCTCGCGGTATGGCCTACACCAAGCAGGTGAAAGCCGCTTCGACGCTGAACAACGGCTTCAGCCAGAACTTCCTCGGCGGTGACAACGTCTCGCTGTTTGGTACCAACTCTGGTGGCTCGGTGGTCAACCACCCGCTGGTTAACGGCAGCACCAACAGCAACCGTCCTTCGGTTGGCGTTGACCTGAACGAGACCGCGCTGGAAGCTGCTGTTATTCAGATCGCTGCTTGGACCGACGAGCGTGGCATGCTGATCGCCGCCAAACCCCGCAAACTGATCATCCCGCCGTCGCTGATGTTTGTTGCTAAGCGCCTGCTGGAGACGGAACTGCGTGTTGGCACGACCGACAACGACATCAACGCTCTGAAGGCGATGGGGTCGATTCCTGAAGGTCACGCTGTCAACCACTTCCTGACCGATCCGAATGCTTGGTTCCTGCTGACCGACGTTCCCAACGGCCTGAAGCACTTTGTTCGTACCCCGATGTCTACCGGAATGGACGGTGATTTCGATACCGGCAACGTGCGTTACAAGGCCCGCGAGCGTTATTCGTTCGGTTGGTCTGATCCGCTCGGTATCTGGGGTTCGCCGGGTTCGACCTGATCGAACCTAGTAGTGGAAAAGGGGCTTCGGCCCCTTTTCTTTTTATGTCTTGTGTGTTAGTTTCTAAAAGCCCAAGATCAATTTCTACCGACTGGCTTGGCAGATTAACCTCAAACGGTAGACGCAAGCGAGGTATATAAAATGGGTTTCGCTACTTTTTCCGGTCCTCTTCGTTCTGGTACCGTTCGTTACGGCGCTGGTGTTAATACGGGTCTCGCGACCCTCACCCAGTCTTATGACACGGGTAACCTGACCGGTACCGTTGTTGGTAACGTGGACGGTGCGCGTTTCACGCTGCCCCAAGGCGCTCAGATCGTTGATATCGTGGTCGATCAGGTTGTTGCCGCTACCGCTGGCACGACGACGATTTCGGTGGGAACCACCTCCGGTGGCGCTGAACTGATGGCCGCTGTTGCTACCACCGCTGGTGGTCGCTTCCGTGGTACCGCTACCGCTGCTACGCAGCTTGCTTGGCAGACCTCGACCAGTGCTGATACCACGGTGTTCGTGCGTGTGGCTGTTGGCACCGCCACCCTGACTGCTGGTCGCGCGATTGTCAGCATTGTCTACGTCCAGCGCAACTCCGATGGCGCTCAGGTCCCGTCCACCACCCAGAACTGATTGAGAGGATAATATGCGCCCAGTACGTGTGACGGTTGGGGCGCTTGGGGTTTCTAACCCCATTATCCTCGACCACTACCAAAGACCGTTCTCGGTTGGGATCGGCGCGGCGCTGTCTGCCGGTGCTTCGCTGACCTTCTCGATTGAGCACACGTTTGACGACGTCTTTGCCGCCAGCTTTAACCCGGCTACCGCTGTTTGGTATTCGGATACGAGTCTCTCAAGCAAGACGGCGTCGACGACCGGTAACTACGCTTATCCGGTGATGGCAATTCGAATCAACGTGACGGCGTACACCAGCGGTAGCGTGACGATGACTGTTATCCAAGCTGGTATCCCGGGAGGCTAATAAATGGCTATCGATGTTAATGCTCTGCGGCTTTTCCAAGCGACTTGGAAACCCGTAATCGATGCCATTCCGTCTCTGATGGATATGGCCGATAAACTGGCAGACCTTGACCGGACGATGGCTACGCGCAATCGAGAGATCGATGAAGCTGTCAAGCAGGTTGAGGACACCTTCGCGGAAGGTAATCGCCGTTTGACCGAACTGAACCGGCAGATGGAACTTGCCATGAGTCAGCGGGAAGACGCGATTGCCGAAACCAACAAGATCGTTGCCAATCGTGAACGTGAGTTGGCTGAAGCTGGAACAGCCCGCAAGAAGACTCTGGCTGCTACGGAAGCAAAACTTGCCGCTGTCGAAGGCAAACTGGCTGAGATCGAAGCTGAGATTGCGACTAAAAACGCCGCATGTGACGCCGAGATCCAAGCCAAAAAAGCCGCTGCTGAAGCTGCTCTTGCTGAAGTTGAAGCCAAGCGTCAGGCTGCTGAGACCGCTCTGGAATCCATCCGGGCTAAACTGGGGTAAACAGTGGCAGTCAGCGGCGTAAATTACGTCCAAGGGCTGGATAGCGGTGAATACGACTTTACCCACGTGGTATCGACGGTCACCGCTTCCGGCTCTACGACTCTTTACTCGTGTCCCACGGGGCGCAGACTGCGCCTGCGGTGGATTTACGCACTGAACGACCCGGGTTCTACTGCTACGCCGCTGATTAAGGTCTTCCTTGGCGCAGAAGAGAAGTTTCGGGTGTATGCCGTAAGCAAGCGTCAGTTTGTCACGGGTCCGGTTAACGGCGATCTGATTATCGATCTGAGCGAAGCGGCATCTGTCGCCGTCACCGCACTTTTAGAAGAGGTTTGAGATGGCAGCTTATAATAAGTTTCAAGATTTCTCTGAGCAGTTGGTTAGGGGGACGCACAACTTCGCGTCCAACGTGTTCAAGGTTTACCTGACCAATGACACCCCCTCTGCGTCCGCTGATACCGTGAAAGCCGACCTCGCGGAAATCACCGCTGGAAACGGCTACACCGCTGGCGGTGCCACGACCACGATTACGATCTCGGAAACTTCGGGTACGACCACGGTCTCGGGTACTCAGGTCTCTTGGACTGCAACGGGTTCCGTCGGACCCTTCCGCTACGCCGTCCTCTACAACGACACCTCTGCGTCTGATAATCTGGTCGCGTGGTGGGACTACGGCAGTTCGGTCACTCTGGCTAACGGCGAGTCGTTCACGGTTAAATTCTCCGGCACTGATCCCGGTGCGATCTTCACGTTGGCCTGATAGGGACGGAACATGTCACTTAACCCCATCCAGCTTCAAGAACTTCACGATTACATCGTGGCTACCCCTGCGCTCAACGACATCACGAATACGCCAGACGGGAACTACGAGATTGCAGAGATCATGAACACGCCGAGTAACCCCGGCTATAAGGCGATTTCTGTCGGTTCCGCGATGCTGTGGGCGGCTGAAGGCCCGAGGGTGCGTATCGGTCAGGCTGCTAATGATCCACAAGAAACAGAATCCATCAGGGCATCCTGCCAGACGTTTCTCGACCTGATTGTGTCCGGGCCTGAATCGCTGGTGCATACTGAAGAAGCCGAGATCAAAGCTCTGTTCGATGGCTGGTTGGCTGCGTCGATCATCACGCAGGCTGAACATGATCAGATCTACGGTGTGACCGGGCTTGCTGCGACATTGATTCCACAGTCGGTCGAGATGTTCGACCAGACGGTTACCTACATTGACGTGCAGGAAGCGAGGGCACTGTAATGGCAACGACTTCACTTGCTTATAGCGGCAACACCACTATCACGATGGACTTGGCGAGCCTCGCCACCTCCTCGACGTTTTTGGCTGGCCGGGAATCCACGCAGATCGACAATACCGCTGACAAGTACATGGACTGTCTTGTAAGCGGGGCTGTGAGCGTTGGCACCACTCCTACGGCTAATACCGTAATCGCCATCTACGTTTATGGTGCTGATACTTCGTTGGCGACTACGCCACTTAATGACCTTATTGGTTCCGATGGCACCGCTTCGCTGACCAATACGGGTATTTTGAACGCTCTGCGCCTTGGCGCGACAGTGGCCGTCCCTGCCGCTACTAGTGATGTGCAGTACATCGTCTTGCCGTTTTCTGTTGCTTCGCTGTTCGGCGGCGTCATGCCTAAGTTTTGGGGCCTGTTCGTCACGCATAACACCGTCGCTAATTTGCGGAGCACGACTAACACCAATAGTTTCGATTTTGTCGGCATCAAGTACGACGTTGCATAAATGATCCCGATTTACCGCAGGGCCAATTCGCAGCCTCAAGGGGTTGCTCGGCTCGATGTCGGCAATCCGCTGGCTCGCGGGATCGTCGCGTGGCAGACGGGGGTGGACCTAAACGGGTTCACTGCGGTAGACGCCGGTATCGGATACGTCCCAGAGGTTGTTCCGACCACGCAAGGCATCTCGCGTTATTACATATACGACGGAGCGGTCAACAACTTCAACTACCTGAGCAGACTGCTTCCGACACTCCAGCCAATCACAAACACGCTTGTGTGTTTGGTGAAACTGAATACGGATGCAGTCGTCAATCTCTCCGAGGGCTCTGTCGGGATTTTTGCTCTTCGCCGAAATAACACCGGATTCAATCAATATGGTTTGGGCGCGTTTGTTGATATTGTTAATCCGGCCAACACCGTTTTTACTTATGATACTTTCTCAAGCAGCCCATCGCCAACTGTTTTAAATCAAATAAATTCGACGACAGTTGAGTTCGATGACAACTGGCATCTACTGATCGGTCGATCAATCAGCGCTACATCCAGAGACTTCTGGATCGACGGCGTGCTTCAGGGGTCGTCCACAACAAGCGTTACGCCTTACCAGCCCCAAAGGGTAGTAGTCGGAACAGGTTCGACGACTGGTCCCGGAACAAACGGTGCCATTGCCCTTTCTCTGGTCTACAACCGGGCACTTACCAATGCCGAGATTGCCTCGATCTCGCGCAATCCATGGCAAATTTTTGCGCCGCAGCGGGAGTACGTCCCCCTGCCCGATCCGACACGACCGGGGATGGCATCCCGC